GTGCGCTGCTCGTTCGGGTCCTGCACCAGTCCCCAGAACTTGCCCTTCATCGCGCCGCCGTCCAACTCGCGGGTGAAGTCGTTGTGCACCGCCTTGACCTTCTGGTCCAACGAGATGTCGCCGGTGTACTTGTTGCCGAAGGTCAGGCGCTGGCGCAGCGCGGCCAGGCGCTCGCCCGGCTTGAACGAGTCGGTCAGCCGGATCTGGTTGGTCCGGGTCTGCATATCGCGGATCGTGCGCGCCTGGGCGGCCATCACGTCCTCGCCGTAGCGGCTGCGCGCCAGCTTGGCCGCCTCGACGTACCGCTGCTCCTTGGACATCGACCGCCACGCGGCCGGGTCCTTGCGGGCCAGGGTCTGCATCGACGAGAGCATGCGCTCCTCGATACCGTCGACCTCGGCTTTCGAAAGCGGGCGGCCTGCGGCCTTGGCGATGGCTTCAACGCACTGTGCGAGCATGGGTCAAACTCCGTTTCGGGCGGCGCACGCGGCGGCCACGTCGTGCAGCTTGGCGAACGTGTCCGCCTCGTTGCGCTGTTTCTGCATTTCCTCGGCCACCTGGCGAAACGACACCTCGCGGCCGTCGTCCAGCTGGTACGGCAGGTCGCCGTAGTTGTGGACGAGGTGGTCGAGCTGATCCTGGTGGTACGGATCGAGTGGTACGTCCACCGGCTTGGCCGGTTCGCCGGTGGCTTTCGGCTCATTCGGCTTCGCTAGGTCTTGTTCCAAAAACCGCCGCAAGTCATCTGGTGATTTGATTTGTCCGGCGTCCAGCGCTTGCTTCGCGGCGTTGTACAGCCGTTCCCCTTTGAACGCACTGCTGCGTTTGGGACCGCCGGTAAGCGTGTCGTAAAACCCATCTACAAAATTTTGTCCGATGCCCGCCGCCATGGACTGGAAAGCCTGATCGATTCGTCCATTTCCGACCGAAGGCGCCGGCTGCTCGGCCGGCATCTCGACCGGCTTCAGGTCCGCGGCGGCCGATTCGAAACCGGGGAGTTCGGCCTGCGCCGCCTCGTGCAGGTCGGCCATCGGCTCGTGCGCCGGATCCGGCACCACTTTGTCGACCAGCTGCTGCGCGCGATCGGCCGGGATGTCCGGCAGGTCGCCGTTGGCCAGGTCGTGCAGCGCGCCGGCCATGGTGTCGGCGTGCAGCGTCGCGGTCTGGGGATCGGTCGGGATGCCTGGGGCGCTGCGGTTGAAGTGGTCCTCGGCCGCCACGGCGGACGCCGCATCGACATCAGCCGGATTCACCCGGCGCGCGGTCGCGTGACCGAAGGCGCCGAACGCCGCGCCCAGGATCAGGTCGGACGCCACGGCCTCGCCGTCGGCGATCCGGTACTGGCCCGCCATCTCGTGGTAGCCGTGAGACTCGAGCACTTCGGACGTCAGCCCGCGCTGGGCGGCGCCGAGCGTCACGTTGGCCAGGCTGCCGCCGATCACGCTCTGCGCCAGGGTCTTGCCGAACTTCATGGGCAGGAACGCGCTGCCGGCCGCGAACACGCCGGTCAGTGCACCCTGCTCCTGCGCGGTCGTCTCATCGACGCCCTGCGCCTTTGCTTCCTTGTAGCCGCTGTAGCCTTCGGCCGTACCCAGCAAGCTGGCCGCGCCCCACGGGCCAGCGACGGCGGCACCGCCGAGGCCGATGGTCAGCCCTTCGGACGTGCCGGACGCGATGCGACCCACGGTGCCGGTAACGCGCGGGTCCTGTCCGGTGGCCGCCCAGTCGGTGGCCACCTTCACGCCGGCGGCGGCCTGCTTGTACGCCTCGCTGTCCGGCTGGGGATTCTGGATATGCGCGATCAGCTCGTCCGGTGACGGGCTGTTGAAGAACGCGTAGCCCGCGTCGGAGCTGGCCAGGTCGTTGCCGAGCTGGCCGACCTTGTCCGCGCCGGAGACGATGCCTTTGGGGATCGCGGTCAGCAACCCTTCCAGTGCGCCGGGCGCCGGCACCTCACTGGTGCCGGGCATCGCGTCGATGCGCGCCTGTTCGTCCCGGGACAGGTTGAAGAAACCCATGTCAGTTTTTGCTCCGGAAGTCCACGACCACCTTGCGCCCGGTGCGGGGATCCGCCAGCAACCGGGTGCCGTTCTGGAACCCGTACAGGCCGTCGGCCAGGTTCACCGGCACGGCGGTGTCCATCAGCCGATCAGCCGCTACGTCGTCGAAGCCGGCAGCGGTGATCGCCGCCTTGGCGCGGCCGTTCCACTGGCTTTGGAAGTCCTCCGGCTTCATGCCGTAGGGTGCCAGCAGCGTTCCTCCGTTCTTCTTCCACGGCTGGCCGACAACCGCCTCGATCGCGCGCTGCACGCCGGCCGGGTCGATCTGGTCCAGCGGCTTGCCCTGCTTGTAGGCGTCGGCCGCGTAGTAGGCACGTGTCGCGTTGTAGGTTTCCTGCTGGGCCGCGGCCGACAGCTGGGCGTCCGGGCTGCGAAATGCGCCGCCCAGGGTCTGGTTGAAGAACGTGCGGAACTGCGTGTCGTTGAAGTTGACCGCCTTGGCGCCGCCGGGCATCGACGGGTCGTCCCCCTTGGCCATCTGCTTGTCGAGGTTGCGGCCGTTCAAGAGGATGTCGCCGTCGGCGATGGTGGCCGCGACGTCCGCCGGGGTCACCGCCTTGCCGCCCACGTAGGCCACGCCATCGCGCGCGGCAAGGTTGCCTGCGTACGCCAGGGTCGGGTTCTTCGGCGCCAGCTCGTTCATCGCCGTGCTGTACGCGCCCGGGTCGTTCAGGCCGATGCGGATGTTCGCCAGCGTGGCGATACGATCCTTGCCCGTCATCTTGCCCAAGCCCTCGGCCAGCGTCTTGACCTCGTCCTCGGTGAAAATCTGGGGCTTGGTCCCGTAGTCGCGTTCCATCGTGGCCGCGACCACCGTGCGGTCGCGCAGCTGGCTGGCCAGCGTGTCCATGTGGTTGAAGTCCAGGGGCTTGGCACCGGCGATCCCCGCGGTGATGGCCGACTCGATCGGCTTATCCTGCTGCTGCTTCTGCACCTGCGCCGCGGCGCGCTGCGCCATGTCATAGGTGCGGGACTGCTCGGCGTAGCCCGGACCCGGCTGCGGCGCGTACTGCTGGAGCATCGCCTCGCGCTGGGCCGCGGGCATGACCTTCACCTCGGCCACGAACTTGCCCACGCCCGCGCTGTAGGCCAACTGCTGCGCCATGCGCGAGCCCTGATCGTCGCCGAACACGCGCTTGAGGTTGTCCGCGGAGAAGCGAGGGGTGTTCAGCCCCGGGTACTGCTGGCCGTTCAGCAACGCAGCGTTGGCGTCGGTCACTTCCCGGCTGAGCGCACCGCGGTCCTCGGCCAGCTTGCGGCCCACCTGGGACTCGGCCTGGCGCACGTAGGCGACCTTTTCCGGCCAGGTCAGTTTGCCCCAGCCGGCGATCGGCACGTCCGCCTTGGCGATGTCCTGCTCGTTGAGCGGCTGGACCTGGGGGTCTTGCGGCGTCGGCGTGGCGGTGCCGAGGTCGGAAAAAGCCCCGTCCTTGAACGTGAACGCGAACTTGTCCGCGCGGTCGGGGAACTTGGCCGTCAGCGCGCGCATGGCGTCCTCGGGCGACTTGCCCGATTTAACCTGCTCGTTGGCGAACGCCAGCATGTCCGGCTGCGCCAAGGTGGCCGGGCCGCCCTGCGCGTTCGTGCCGCCGGCCGCAGGCACTTGCCCCGTCACGCGGCCACGATTGTTCGTCACGCCGCCCTGCGCGTTGACCAGGGTCAGGAAGGACTGCGGATCCTTGGCCACCACGCTGGACACCTGCACATTGGCATAGGTGTGCGCGGCCGATTCCAGCAAGGCGGACTTCACCGTCGGGTTGATGGTCGTCAGCCCGACAATGGAGTCGTGCTGCTTCTGCAGCAGGCGGGCGTAGGTGTCGTTGTCCGGCGAGGCGGCCAGGATGTCGCTGTCCGCCTTGATGCCGTCCTGCACCAGCCCCTTGGTGTAGTCGCCATTGAGCTGGGCTTGCGTCCGCATCACGCCATCGGCGAGCCGCAGCCCGGCCGCAGCCATGTGCAGGCCGACGAAACGCTTGGCGTACCGGCCCGGGGCCTGGTCGATCAGGTCGGTCTGCGCCTGGGTGATGTCGGCCTGCGTGTCCTCGGACAGCGTGGCGATCTTCTTGGCGTAGTCCGGGTCGGTCGGGTCCAGGCTGTTGACGCGCTGCTGGATCGTCTGCTGCAACGCCAGCTCTTTCTGCGATACAGCCGTGGCGGCCCACACGCGGCCTTGATCCTCCTCCACGCGCTGCACCTGCTCGCCCAGCTGCGTGGCACCCTGGCCGACATCGGCCAGGCCACGGGCGATGCCCATGCCAAACGCGCCGGCGGGCACGTCGGTGTTGATGGTGCCGCCAGGCAGCACCTGCTGTTCGTACGGATCGATGCGGATGCCCATGGGTGTCCTTACGAGGTGACCGGCGTGCCGGTGCCGCTGTACTGGCCATACGCCTTGCCTGCGCCGCCGAGCAGGGAACCGGCCGCGCTCAGGTAGCCCGACGTGGTGGCGTTGGATGCCGTGGCGTCGTCAAGCGCCGCGCTGTTCTGGTAGCCGAGCGCCTTGAGCTGGTAGTTGTACTTGGTGTTCAAGTTGTCCAACGTGCTTTGCCCGACGGAGTCGGACAACACATCCAGAGGGCTGCCTGTGGACGAGTCCACGCCCGATGCGCCGTAGTTCGCCTCCATGAGGCCGAGCTTGCGCATGGCGTCCTTGCGTTGGGCCGCCTGCGCGGCCGCGCCCTGCTGCAGCGTGGCGTCCGCGTTCTGCTGGGCCACCTTGCCCATGTACTTGGCCTGCGCTGACTGCGCCTGGCCCGCGCGAACGGCGCTGTAAGCCGAGATCACCGCACCGATGACGAGTGCCGCTGTTGCCATCTCATACCACCCGCGCGTAAAGCGCCGCGTCGGAACCGTCGGGGAAGTACCCGCGCATGCGTGGGCACTCCAGTTCGAACCCCAGCAGCCGCATCCACCGGTGCCCTTGCGGGAAATCGGCGGCCACTTCAGCCTCCAGCCGGCGGAAGCCGAGCACGTCGAAGTACCGGCGCACGGCGCGGTGCACCGCGACCATACGGTGCCCAACGCCATCGGCGAGGAACGCCCAGGCCGCACCGCGGCCGGCCCACAGCTCGAGCACGCCGGCGCACACCAGCACCTCGTCGCCATCCAGCGCGGTGAACGCGGTGAACTGCTCGATCTGCTCGGCCTGGTCCAACGGCATCCAGTTGAGGTTGCACAACTGCGCGCTCTGCAGCTTGAGCGCGCGCATGTGCTCGGCCTTGTAGGGAACGATCTTCATCCGCCGTCCTGGGTTTCGAGTTGGGCCGCGATCATGGAAATGTTGCTGGGCAACGGCTGGGTCTGGCTCCAGGACACGTAGCCGTCACGGTCGTAGCTGCCCTCCCACACCAAGGGGATGTCGCCGCTGAACAGTGACGGAGGTGTGTCCATCAGGCCGTCGGAGTAGCGGAAGGACACGTCCTGTGAGTTCGTGCCCGCGGTCAAGGTGAGCCCGAGCGTGTCGTACATCCGCACGATCAGCCGGTGGATGCGTTTGATCTTGCCTTGTGCCGGGCCGTCAGAGCCGCCGGCTTCAATCTGCAGCGTCTGGGCGCTGCTTGTGTAGCCCAGCCCGATGCACACGTCCTGCGCCGATCGCTGCAGGGTGATCGCGCCACCGGTGACTACCACGTCAGGGTGGGTGGCGCTGTCGGCCAGCACGGAAACCGTCTGGCCTTCCAGCCAGGTCAAGCCTGTGATCGAGGTCACCGGGCTGCCGAACACGGTGCGCACCGCGCTGTCCAGGTAGTAGGTGTCCTGCGGAACGTACTTGAGCTGCGTCACGCCGCTGGTCGTGTAGCTCACGGCGTCGCCGACTTCCCACAGCTTGGTCATGCGCTCGACGTAGCACACCGTGGCGCCGTTGACGACGCGCTGGATGGCCAGCCACAGCTCGTCGCGCGAGCCATCAGGCGACGGGATGCACGCGACGCTGAGCACCTTCGCTGAGTCGCCGGCAATCTCGTGCAGCATCCAGCCCTGCTCGTCCTGGTCACGGTCGTAGCTCACGCTGACCAAGGCGCCGTCATTGCGCACGGCCCAGATGATCTGCTGCGGCGCCTTCTGCAGCGCATACTGCTTGAAGCCGGTCACCGTCAGGTGCTCGGACAGCACCGACACGTCGGGTCCCTGGAAGCCATCCACGTAGAAGTCGTACTTGAGCGCGCGCAGCCGGCGCCCACCCTGCTGGGTGAACAGGGTCTCGTTACCCACGCGAAGCGGTGCGATCGGCTCGGAGCCGAATAGCGTGGACTGCTTGGCCGACACGTTGAGCGCGCTCAACGCCTGCCCCGTGGTGCCCGGGGACAGCAGCCATTCGCCGCCGGCCGTGCCTACCAGCAGGCCGTGCTGGTCGGACTGCATCCAGCGCACCACGTTGACCGTGTTGGCGTTGAGGCTGAAGGCGTACGCCGTCGCCGCGGTGACGGAGGAATCGGTCACGGCGCTTGGCGAGAAGGTGTTGTACTGCCCGGACACCGAACCGTCGATGCGCTGCGGCAATGCAGGCGCCCCGGCGAAGATCAGCCGGTCCTCGTGAAAGGTCACGACGGACGGGTAGTTCCCCGCGTACCACGCGCCGATGTACCAGGCGCGCGCCGCGGGCACGCTGCCGGTCGGGTCGGTAGAGCCCGGCGCCCAGGGATCGTTCGGGTCGGTGTACTTGGCCATCAGGCGTTCAACCCGACAATGTTCACGGTGACGGTTGTGGTGTTCGTCACCCCGGTAATCACCGCCTGCACCCAGTCCGGCGCGCCGCTGGTCGTGTTGTTGATACGCAGGAACCGACCCACGTCAGATGCCTGGAAGCCCGCGCCGCCATTGATGCCGGTGGTCGAATCCGCGGTCACCGTGGCGCCCGTGGTGCCGGGGGTGGATGCCGTGCACGAGAGCTTGGTCGCGGTCACGTTGCGCGGCAGGTAGGGGCCGTCCTGGAAGGCCATGTTGGCCAGCGTCCAGCTGGTCGCCCCTTGGCGGCTCAAGGTCTTGGGCGGGTAACCCGGGTGCACGATGTAGAGCACATCGGCCGACTGGGTGAAGTACAGGCCGGGCAAATCCCCCGCGGTGTAGGGCGTGGCCACTTCGTAGGGCACCCCGCCGCTCAGGAGCTGGCCCCCGTTGACGTAGAAGCGGATCTTGCCCGGCGTGAACTCGAGCACGTACGCCTGCGTGGTGTTGTATTCGAATCGCTGCAGGCGCACGTCCGTCGCGTTGGCCGCGGTCGCCACATAGGCCGTGCCCGGGCGCCGGGTTGCCGGCCCCTGCAGCGTGGCCACGTAGTTGCGCGTCGGCCCCAGGGCGTTGCGCCGCTTGGGCAGGTCGGTGCGCCCGTACAGCAGCGGCGACCACTCGCCGGCGTTGAAACTGGACTGGAGGTAGGTGGCGCGAGGCATCAGCGCACCCGGGCCAGCCAGTAATCATCGTCCGGCGCCTCGGCTGGCAGCTTTTCGAAGGCATTGATCGCCGACGCTTCGGCGATTGCGAAGCGGTAGTCGTCCTTGAGCTGGGACTTCTTCTGGTTCGACTGGGTCAGCCGTTCGACGATGGCGATGGCGATGCGCGCCGCCAGGGCCTCACAGAACGCGGCGTCGAAATAGGTGGCGTCCTCGATGTCCGCCACATAGCGCAGGTACAGTGCTGCCGTCGGCGTCACGGTGGCGCCGAAGGCACCCGCGCCGAACGGCGAAGTGCCCCAGTTGGTCAGCAGCTTCTTGCCTTCAACCTTCCAGTCGAGGGTGGCGTCGTTGGGGAGTAGCACGCGCAGGCAGTCGCTGGGCAACTGGTACTGGTACTGGTAGCCGAACACCGGCGTAGCCGTGTCCGGGGCCAGCTCGGCGCGCTTGATGGCGAAGTTCCAGCGATGCGCGCGCAGCTCGGCCTGCCGGCAGAAGTCATACGCCCGGGACACTTCGCGCGCCTCGGGCGAATTGTCCGTCAGGTTGAGGATCGCCGAGGCGCCCACCAGCTGAAGCGCGCGGTTGGCGATCCCGGTAACGGACTGGGCCATGCGCGCGGATCCTTACGTGTTGGTGATGACGGCGACCTTGAAGCCGGAGCCCGGGACGACGGCGAAGTATTCGGTCTGGCCCGCGGCCAGGCGCATGTTGGTGGCCGCCGCCGTGGGCGTCGCACCGAACGCCACCGAGCAGATGGCGTCGGTGTGCAGCCGCACGATCGCCGTGCTGGCGTTGAACGCGGCCGATGCCGCGCTGGACGCGCCGATCGCCAGGGTCTGCTCGGCCACCGGCGGCTGCTCGGGCGCGCCGTTCTGGTTCAGGTAGCCGGAGGCGTCCCGTCCCTGCTTGGCGAACTCGGTGACGTACAGGGTGGCCATCGGTTACACCGCCGGCCAGGGCTGGGTGAGGATGAACGCCTCGAGGTTCTCCAGGGCGACCAGGGCGGCCTCCCGGTTGGGCACGTTGGCGAGGTTGACGGCGATCTCGACGTCCTTGCCGTTCGTGGACGAAGCGACCACGGCAGAGTCGAGGTTCTGACCGTAGTTCAGGGCGTAGTAGGCGGTGGCCATCGTGTGCTCCGTGGAGAGGGCGGGATAGCCCCGCCCTCCCCGTCAGGTGGATCAGTTGGGGTGGCTGAAGTACAGGTCCACCACCAGCTTGCCCGACGCCGGCAGGGCGGCCGTGCCGACGGTCAGGATCACGCGCTCGCTGGCCGCGCTGGCCGAGCCCGACAGCGCCGCAGCGGTGCCGAAGTTGGTCGGGGTGTCGGTGGCCGTGAACACCGCGGCGGCGCGGTACTTGCCCGCCGTGGTGCTGTTGCCGATCGCCACGGTCGCGGTGCCCAGCGAGGTATCCGTGGTGATCTCGCCGCCGGCGAACAGGAAGCCCGCGGGGATGTCGGCCAGCACGATGGTGTCGCCGCTGGCCTGCGAGGCCAGGGTGATCGGCGCGCGGAACCGGCGGACGCGGGCTTCGTAGCCGTCGATGGCCGAAGCCTTGACGACAGGGAGGCTGTCAACGCCCGACAGGAGGGTCTGGTAGGTCTGTGCCATGTCGGATTCCTTACAGGGCGTTGATCATGACGACGCGCTTTTCTTCCAAGCGGGTCGCACCGAAGGTGCCGGTGGTGTACACCTGCCAGCTGTTGCGCTTGTCCGGGCGACGGTCCACCGACGCCGACAGGTCGTTCCAGATGCCCAGGGCCACGCCGGACTTGCACCACGCCGGGATCTGGCGGTTCGCCGGGGCCGTGCCGTTGTAGGACGGCGCGCCCGGGTAGCGCTCGGAGTGGATGAAGTTGAAGCCCATGAACGCGGTGATCTTGCCGTCGACCAGCACCGGCTTGGTGGTGTAGTCGAGGCTGACCGCCTGCGCTTCGTTGAGCATGTCGTCGTGGGCCTTGGCGTCCAGCGCGACGTACAGCGTGTCGGCGTCGACGTTGACCTCGGCGGCGAGGAACAGCTTCTTGGCCGCGCGCAGCTTCGCCACGTTCAGGCCGGTGCTGGCGCTCGCGCCGGTGGCGATGGCCACCTGCTGGCTGGACGGGAACGCAGTCGCGGTCGAGCCGTTCTCGCCAGTCTGCGCGTTGCCGAAGAACGCGCCGACGATCTCGTCGTCCATCGAACGGCCCAGGGCGTAAGCCTGTGCGCGAGCGTACGGACCCATCGGATCGATCAGCAGGCGCAGCTTGTCCTGGTTGTCGATCAGGTCGGCGACGTCGTAGTCGTTCGGGTAGCACCAGCGGCGGTCCTGCGGAGTCTGGACCAGCGGGGTATCGGAGTGGCGGCTGGAGTTCTTGACCGCGGTGACCTGGCCGAACTGCTCCAGCACCTCGGCGGCCTTGCCGTAGAGGGCGTATTCCTGAACGGTGCCGCGGAAGCGGGAACCTTCCTGCTGCAGCAGCATGGCGACATTGGTCGCGTACTGCTGGACTTGTGCGGTGGTGATCTGGTTCGACATGGGTTGTCCCTTGAGAAAAAGCCGAAAAGTTCAGGCGATGGGGTGCCTGTCATCCCCGGCTTGTCCTCAAGAGAGGGGCCACGTCTTACTTGCGCTTGGAGCCCAGCCGCAGGGTCCGATCCGGACTTGTCTGCGCCGAAATGTCTCCAGCCACGGTGAAATTGTACAGCCGTGTTGCGATTTCGACAACACTGGCGACACGGTCCGGCTCGGACGGGCCGCTGAGCGGCACCGCCAGCTTGAGACATTCCAGGCGGCAGCGGGCCGCTTCGGGGTCGATGTCGGTCATGCGGGCCTCGCGTAGATATCGAACATCAGGGGCTCGTAGTCGCCGGGGCTACGTGAGTCCACGTAATACCCGGCGGGGTCGAGCCCCTGGCTGTTGCAGTACGACAGCAGAAAGCTGTTGGGCTGGTAGCGCCATTCCGCTGCGGTGGCGGAGACGATCGGCGTGCTCACGGATCACTCCGGGAACGCATAGCGCTGCAGCTTGGTCATCTCGGCCAAGGCTTCGGCGTCGCGGTTGAGATACCGGGCCGTCCACGCCTTGTCGTTGCGCAGCTCCTGGATGCGGGCCTTGGCCTGCGCCGGCGTCAGCGCGCCGCCGTACTGGTTGTCCTTACCGCCAACGAACAAGTCCTCGCCCATCTTCGTGCCGAGCTGGTGCAGCGTCTGCATCAGTTCCTTGTGGCCGATCGCTGCCGACAGCTTGTCGACCTTGGCCGCATCCCAGCCCAAGGCGTTGACGACGTTGCGGGCGACCACCACGTTCTGGTCATGCGCCGCGCCCCAGGCCTCCTTCAGCGCGGCCACGTCCTTCTGGAACGCTTCGGCGGTCTGGTTTTGCTGACCGGCCACCAGGTTCTGCACGTACTCGTTGTTCCACGCGGCCAAGCCCTCGGCCTGCTTGGCGGTGATGCCCAGCTCGTGGAACTTGGCCTTGGCCGCTTCGGCGAAGCCGGGGTCGTAGCCTTCCGGCACCGGGATCTTGTAGTCCTTCGGATCGGCCGGGCGGCCCAGCTTCTCGTAGAACGCGGCCACCTCGGCGGGCTCGGCCTTGTCGCCGGGCAACACCACGGCGCGGCCGGCCTTGTCGGCGCCCAGCAACTTCTCGAGGTTGCGGTAGCCCTCGAGCACCTGGGTGGGTTCGGTCCAGCCCTTGTTCTGCACGTAGCCGACGGTCACCTCGTCGGCGCCCTTCAGCCACTCGGGGGCCGCGGCCGGGGCGGCCGCCGCCGGCGCGCCGGTGTTGAGCGATTCGCTAGTGCTGCCGCCGCCCACCACGGTGGAGGTGGTGGACGGGTTGCCCTGTGCGGACCCGGTTGCTGCGTCGGTCATGGGTTAATCCTTGATGTCGGCGCGAGCTTCGGGCGCGCCGTTCCCGTACTTTTTCCAGAGTGCGGCTTCATCCAGATGCAGGTGGTTGCAAATGCGCAGCCACACTTCGCGCCGGCCCTCGGCCACGGCATGTGCGCGCGGGTCCGGGTGGAACGTGGACTCGGTCGCACGGCAGAACCTGGCCAGGTCCGCCAGCACTTCCTCGGCCTTCGGGCCGGTGAACGTCACCTGGTATGCGTGCGCGCGTCGGCGCAGGAACCGCACGGCCTTCTCGATCAGGTCCATATCAGCGCCACCCAGGCACGTGCTGCATTTCGAAGGACAGGTTCTTCTGGTGCTGGGCCGCGCCTTCCAGCCCGTTCATCCAGAAGTGCCAGCGCGGATCCTGCTCGACGTATGGCGCTTTGGCCTTCCAGCCCTGCGCCTGGTATTGGTCCCATCCCTGGCGAATAGCATCCCGGCGCGTGGCCGGGGCGGAGTACACGCGTTTGTCGTCGATCATCAGCCGGCCACTTGGGTTCCGTCGGGCGCGGCGGACTTGAGCAACGCAGCCATGCCCGGCAGCGCCTGCGTGGCCTGCTCGGTCGCCTGCTGCTCGCTGCGGCCCTGCCGCTTCTGTGCCACGGTGGCCGCATCGTTGACGTACCGGAACGGCGCGCCGTTGATGTCCACCATGTCGGGGATGATGGTGTCCCAGTTGAACCAGTCCATGACGGACGGGTCCTGGGCCTGGCCGGCGATCTCGGCGGCGAACTGCACCGATCGCTGGATACCGGCCGCCTGCTCGGCGCGCATGGCGCGGTTGAGCGGGGCGTCGTACTCGACCTTGAACTCGGCGCGCGCGGCGATCAGCTCCGGCGGCGGGGGCGGCAGCAGCCCCTGCTCCATCAGCAGGCTGTACTCGCGCTCGATCATCGGCCCCAGGGACTCGGACTGGAACCGGCCCATGGTGGGGCTGAGCAGCGCGCCCTTCTCGCGCGCACGCTCCAGCACTTCGGTTGCCGTCATCTGCGGGGAGTCGACCAGGATCTGGAACAGGCTGACCAGGAACGAGTCGTTGATGGCCTGGCGCTCGTCGTCCATCAGCTCCTTGCCGACCTGCACCTGCCCCACCGGCAGCGTGTGCACCAGGGGGCGGCCTTCGGAGCTGACCGCGCCGGAGTTCAACGCGCCGGGGCGCAGGTTGAAGCCGTCGAGGATGCCATCGTCGTGCACCAGCAGCACAGGGTCCACCGCGCGGTGACCCTGCTTGAGCATGGTTTTCTTTTCCTCGTTCAGCACCTTGATGCTGGGGAGGACGTTCATCGCCGGGCTGCGGCCGTAGATTTCGCCGGGCGCAGTGATGTACCGGCTCACGGCGTACGGCAGCTGCTTGTACCCGCCCTCGCTCAGGAGGCGCTTGGTGTCCTCCAGCACGTAGCACGACTCGAATGGCATGGCCTTCGCGTCGATGCGGTACGGGTTCCAGTTCTCCCGGGGGCCGACGTGGTGGATCACCCACACCTCGGTGTTTGGCTTGTTCTCCAGGATGGCGCGGTGCTTGTCGTCCAGCACGCCCTCGCCCCACTTCTGGGCCACCTGGCGCAGCGTCATCTTGAACCGGCGGATCACCGTGTCGACGACGCCCTGGTGGTTCTCGCGGAAGAACACCTCGCCTAGGTTGATGTTGCGGTAGCGCAGGCCACGCTGGCGCGCGCTGGCCAGCTTGTCGACGTACAGGCAGCTGGTGCCGAAGGCGCCGGTGCTGATGTAGCCGTCGTGCTGCTGGCTCTGGTAGTTCGCCGCCGGGGCGTAGCGGTAGTGGAACAGCAGGTCGTTGACCTGGTCGCACCACAGCTGCACGGTGCGCCGCTTCATCAGGTCCGGGTCGGTGATACGGATGCGGTGCCAGATGCCGTTGCGCGGCGTGAGCATCGACTCCATCGCCGCGGCGAACCGGAACAGCGCGGTGTTGGCCGTGACGTCGAACATGTCCTGGCCGCGCTCGGCGCCCGGGACCGTGTTGCCGTTGGTGTAGAAACTGGTCTGGTAGTGCGGCAGCACCAGCCGGGCCACGTCCTCCCAGTGGCGCTCCCATACGCCGCGGCCCGTCTTGGCCTCGGCGTACTCCTGGCAGATGCGCTCGGCCAGGGTTTCCTCGCGGGAAGGACCGACAGCCATCAGCTCCCGCCCAGCATGCCGCTGGTGCTGGACACGGTGCCCAGGTTGCCCAGGCCCGCGCCGCCGTTGAGGATCGTGCTGGACCGGCCAGCAGCCTGCCGGCGCATCAGTTCGTCCTGTTGCGCAGCCGAGACTTCAGCGCTCTTGTCCGTGGGAGCCACGGGAGCGGGGGCCGGGGTGGGCATCTTGGGGCTGGAAAACAGTCCACCCATGGGCGGTTCCTATCGGTAGGCCGAGTTCGATGCGCCCATTGTATCGGGATGGTGTTTTTTTGTCATCACTGTAGCCGTGACGTCCTCACCGCGGACGTGACGAAGCGCCGAGGACATCGTAGTCCAGGCCCTCGGCCATCCGGTTGCGCCGGCCGTGCCGACTGGCGGCCATGTCCTTGCGCGCCACGGTGTGCCCAAAGGTGACGCTCAGTGCGTCACCGTCGTTGGGGCTGGCCAGGCCGCGCTTCTTCATGTCGTCCTTGGACTCCACCTGCAGCTTGCCGGTGGTCTTGTGGATGATCTTCTTCGGCCCCTTGAGGTCGTCCTTGAGGATCTCGCTGGCGTCGATCGCGCCGTTGCGCAGCCAGGTGGCCATCTCACCCCAGCACTCGGCGCGCTTGTTCTGGTACTGGTTCTCGTTGCGCGGGCTGCCCTGGGCGTACACGCTGACGACCTTGTATCCGGCCGCCCGCAGCCACTCGGCGCCGGGCGCGCCCACGCCATTGGCGTCCAGCAGCACCGCGTCCGGACGGTACTTGTCGATCGCCGGCGCCACGTGGTTGGCGGTGAAGTCCAGCACCTCCTTGCCGACCACCCGGATCGGCGGGATGCTGCGTGCATCGAAGCCCTGGCGGAATCGGATGACGCTGGGGTCGCGGCCGCCGTTGCCGTAGTCCACGCCCATGATGAGCGGGGCGCCAGGGTCCGGGATGATCTCCCGCTCCCGGGCGGCCAGGATGCTGTCCATCGGGATGAGCTGGTCGTCGCCGGAGTTGGGGAACTGGCCGTAGACCTCGACCCGGGCCTCGTCCGAATCCTCGCCGTACTGGTCGATGATCTTCTGGTACACCGCCGGGTCGGTGCCCTCGACCGCGCGCGCGTCGATCTGCCGTGGGTTCCAGACGCCACGGTATTTGTGGTGGCTTTCGAAGAAGGCGCCCGTGTTGTTGCGCGGGTTCGAATACAAGTCCCAGTAGCGGTCCAGCACGGGCTCGGTGAAGAAGCCGTCCGACACGGAGAAGATCGCCTGCGGGATGCCGCTGGCCTCGTCGAACTTCAGCATCACCCCGTTGTGGTTGTGGACGCCGGCGAAGGCGTCGGGCTTTTCCTCGCTCCAGAGCTGGGCGTTCAGGTAGTAGTAGCCTGTGTCGATCTTCAGGTCCCGCTTGAGCAGCGCGTCGAACCACTCGGCCGGACGCATCGACATGGCGGACTTGTCGAACCAGTGGCTGTTGAGGGCCAGGGTGTGCCACTTGCCCAGCTCGGCCATGGTGCGCGACACCAGCTGCGCCTCGGTGTTGGCGGTCACGATCGTCGTGGAACCCAGGCGCGTGGTCATCATCCACAGCCCTTCGAAGCTGAACAGGGCGGACTTGCCGATGCCGCGGCCCGACGAGATGGAACGGTTCCACATCTTCGGCGGCTGGCCGTTGGCCATGCGCAGCTTGTTGGCCCGGATGTGGTCGGTCTTGGCCTCCAGTTCCTCGATCTGCCACTTGCGCGGCTCCTTGAACTGCTCGAGCGGGGTGTTGGCCTTGCCCCACGGGAACAGGAACATGACGAACGCCCGCAGATCGTCGGCCAGGTTCGGGTCCCACAGCTCCGTCATCAGGGTCTGTTCGGTCTGGGCGTCGTAAAGCTGCTTGGCCTTCGGCATCGTTCAGGTTCCGTTTAGGTTGTTGACGCCGCGCAGATTTCAAAAAATTTCAAGAGGGCGGCCTCGACATGGCCCCGGGTGGAACATGCGCGGCCAAATCCCGGCCCCCGCCCACCCGCCACGCCCCCTCCGGAGAAAAAGGGGGTCCCATTCGCGCCTAGCGCGATCAGTCGAAGATGTCCGGCAGCGAGGGAGTTGATTGTTTATCAACTGCGCTAGGCGGCTCAACGCTAGGCGTAGCAACGATTTCGCCCTCGATCACGTCGGTTGGGTCGCACATGGGTCGCAGTTGGACCACGCGAGCACGCGCCGCGGCCAGTGCGTCACCGATGTCTATGCGGTGCTCTAGCGTGATGTCCAGCTTGTCACCGTACACACGGGGCATCAGCTTGGCCGCGCGCCACTTGATGTCGTCAATGATGAGCCTGGCGCGCTGGACGTCGGGTTCATTGCGCGCCACGTCCGCCATTGTGTCTACTTGAGCATCTACTAATATTGCGCGCGCACGTCGCACCGACTGTTCGAAAGCTGGCAGATCGGCCAGCCACTTCGTGTACTGGTACTTACTGATGCCTGCCAGCTTGCACGCACGCTCAGTGCTCTGACCGCTCGCAATGAGCGTGCAGACCCGCGCTTGTTCAGCGCTAAGCCCTTGATCGTCAAAGATAGATAGGCTGCGGCTATCGCTCATGGCGCACCGATAGAGAAAAACAATCGATTTGGGTGTTGACGTTTGCGCATCGTTGGTGTCATTGTACCAACACCAACCTGCAAACGGAGTAGCGCACATGACC